GCCGAACACACCCCCGCCGAACAGTTGATCGTCGACCCATCCCCCTCCATCAGCCCGAACTGCGAGTTGGTGGCCTTCTGGCAGGCGGGCGCGGCGTCGCTGCGCAGGTAGGTCGAGGCCGACCCGTTCACAGCCGTCGGGCCGCACGTGGCTGTCGGGTTGGCGGGCGAGGCGCCGCAGGTCCCGTTCGACGCCGCCGTCGCCCGGCCCTTGGCGTCGAAGGTCGCGTTGGCGCAGCTGTAGGCGCCCGCCGTCACGCCGGAGTTCGCCAGCGTCTCGCTGCACGAGCCCGCCGGGTTGGTCACGTCCCCGGTGAGCGCCGGGTGCGTGGCGCAGGAGGTCGTGTCCCCCGGCTTGATCGGGACCGCGCCCCCGCCGTAGTTGGCCAGCGGCGTCTTGTCGGCCGCCCGGCAAAGCGCGGGCGCGAACGCCAGGGCGAGCGCCAGGGCGCCCGCGGTCAGCGACTTCAGCATGGGGTCTCCCCTTTAGACGCCGATCCCGCGCTGGGCGGCGAAGAACAGCTGGCTTCCCGTTCCGTCGGCCCAGCCGAGGATCTGGTCGAGATTGCCGGCGGCGCCGGGCGGCGAGGTCGACAGTCCGCCTCCCACCGCCAGCCAGTATTGCGCGCCCGGCCCAAGCCCGTTCACCGCGATCATCTGGCCCGGCATTTCCACCGATACGGTCGTCCCGGCCGTCGTGGCCGAGGCGATCCAGCAGTTGGCCGGCGCGAAATAGGCGCTCGTCGGATCGCCGGTCTGCGCGTCGGCTCTGTAGACCGACGCCGAGCCTCCCGACTGGTGCAGATACCCCGGCCCCGCCGGCACCGGACACAAGGCGTTGCCGATGTCCGCCGCCAGGTCGGTCTCGCTCGCCGCGTAGGGCACCCCGTCCGACGGCGTGTTGTCGAAGTCCAGGGCATAGGTCGCGCCCGGCCCTTCCAGGTTGATCATGTGGATCGCGACGCCGGTCATGGTGAGCGCGACCGCCCGCGCCGCGGCCTGGTTGGCGGCGATGTTCGCGCTGCCGCCGTAGTCGGCCACGCCGTCCCAGACGAACACGGTCTTCCGATAGGTGATCCCCACTTCCGTCGCGTCGAAGAACGACTTGGCGGCGGTGAAGCAGGGCGTGGCGTCGAAGCCGGCGTTGGCGGACTGGGTGAGCGCGCCCACCCAGGCGATCACCGTCGAGATGTCCGATCCCGAAGCGGCCCTTTTCGTGATGCTCGAAACCCCCGGCCCGTCGCCGAAGGCGATGACGCAGAGGTCCACCCGCGCCGTGAACAGGCTGGCGATCATGGTCAGGCCGTCGATCAGGCCGGCTTTAGCATAGGCGACGATCCCGGGCGGCGCGCTGACCCCGTTGGCGGTCAGGTCGATCACGAAGCAGATCGCGGCGGGCGGACAGGTCGCCGTCGCCGCGACGGTCACCTTTCCGCTCGCTACGGCGGTGATGCGCCCATAGGCGTCCACCGTCAGGTTCACGTTGGTGTAGGCCCCGGCCGATACGCCGGTCGCCTGCAGGTCGACCGTCATGGCGCCGGGCCCCGTCAGCGGGGAGCCCGCCACCGCCAGCGTCGAACTGGTCAGCCCCACCGATCCGGCGCCGATCCCCGTCACCCGTCCCTTGGCGTCCACGGTGACCGTGGCCAGGGCGCAGGTTCCGGCGGTCACGCCCGTATCGGACAGGGTCAGGCTCGCCGCGACGTCCGCCGACCCGTCCACCGTCATCGACCCGGCCACGTCGCCGCTGAAGTCGAGATGGCGCGGCGTCGACCACCTGGGGGCCGCGTTGACCGTGAGATCGAACGTCCCGGCGCGGGTCACCGGTCCGCCGGAAATGCTCAGGTCGCCGGTCGTCGAGACCGCCCCGACGAAGGTCACCGAACCGCCCTCGCCCGCCGCCGCGATGTTGGCCCGGGCGTTGGCCTGCTCGGTCCCGTTCAGGCCCATGGTGGCGATGTCCGAGCGCACCAGGCCGCCGAGGATCGCGCCGGTGTAGGACTGCCGGTCGCCATGCTCGTCGTAGAACACCAGGCGCTGGTCGCGGCCCAGCACCAGGTCCTCCAGCGTCTTGCGGTTCTGCCGGTCGGCGCGCTCGATCGCGCCCCGCGCCTGGGCCTGGTCGCCCTTGTCGTAGCCGGCCGGCGCGACCGGCAGCTTCAGGCTCACAGCGGGTCCCCCTGAATCAGGTCCAGCCGCATCAGGCCCACGCGCCAGTCCGTCCCCGCCGCCCCGGTGAAGCGCAGGCGGATCTCCCGCGCCTGGAACAGCACGTCGGTCGGACTCGTAAGGGCGAACGGACCGGCGGAGAACTCTTCGCCGTCGGGCCACCGGCGGCCGAACAGGGTGACGGTCAGGGCCCCGTCCTGCAGCGCGTCGGGCGCGATCCGCTGCAGCTCGGCCATGAAATCCCCCTGGCCGATCTCCACAGGACCGCTCTCCACATAGGCCGGCCCCACATCGCCGTCGGGATCGGTTTCAGGGATCGTCCCGGTCTCGTGCGCGAAGAGCCGGCCCGTCGGGCTGACCATCAGCGGGTGGTCCTCGACCCCGGCGCCGACCCCGCAGGTGCGGGCGAGCTGGCCGATGGTCCAGACGTTGCGCCCCAGGCGCTGGCTCTCGCGATAGGCCCACACCACATAGCGGTCGCACTCTGTGGAGGCGCCCGAAGGATAGAGCCACCACACCTCGCCCATCCTCGCCAGGTGCACCGCCGACACCTTCGACGCCTGGTCGGCGTTCATGTCCGCCACGTGGTCCAGCACGTCGCAGTCGAGCGGCTGCACGCCCTGGCCGTCGAAGATCCAGAAGTTCGGCCCCTGCCCCATCCACACGGCCGAGCTGTCGTGGGTCGCCGCCGCGCCCTTGGAGATCGGGCCGCAACCCGAGCCCACGCGCTCGAAGCCGTAAACCAGCGGCGCGCCGATGTAGGACGCGCGCCACGCGTCCACGTCGGTCAGGAGCAGCGCCCCGGCCGGCAGCGCCTTGCCGCACTGGAGCGTGCCCACCGTAGGCAGGTCGTAGTCGCCGGCCTGGTTGGTCGCATCGGCCGTCCACACCGTGTTGTCCTGCTGGTCGCACCAGGCGACGCGCCGGCCGTCGCCTCCGGCGCCCAGGGCGAACAGGAAGCCCTCCTGCGTCACCACCAGGCCCGCGCAATGCGCCGGCGCGCCGGTCACGGCCGCAGCGAGCGCGTCCGGGTCCAGCCTCCACTGGTAGACCCTGCCGTCGCTGTCCGAGCACCCGACCAGGTCCTCGCCCCAGGGTTCCAGCGACCAAACCGTCGCCGGCAGGTAGATCGTGGAATCGACCGGCGCTTCGCCATAGGCCCCCGCGCCGTAGGTCCCGCCCCCGAAGCCCAGGTTCAGCCCCGCGTCGTCCCGGCCCGCGGCGAAGCCGGCAGGCGTGATGTCGGTGTTCGCGCCGCTCTCGTCCTGGACGTACAGGTGCGAAGAGGTCGCCACGGCGATCCAGCGGTTCCGGCCGTTGTCGCGCCAGCTCAGGGCGCAGCGGGCCGCGCCGGCGAACAGGTAGGTGTCGGAACGTACCTGCCAGCCGCCGATCGGCTTGACCGCGTCCTGCTGGAAGCGGACCAGGTTGGCGTCGTGCCAGCGGCCCTTGGCCTGGTAGGGCGTGCCGTTGCGATAGACCCCGGCCGGCAGGGCGAGCGTTAGGAAGGCCATCGGCGCTACGTCTTGATGATGAAGTTCACGGCGGCGAACGGCGGTAGGGCCGACACGCTCGCCAGGCTGTGGCTGTGCGCGGCCCCGCCTCCGGTATCGCCGATCGACACGTTGGCGGCGCCCGACTGGATGCTGGCGGTCCCGCTCGCCACGGTGTGGGTGTGGCCGGGGTCGGTCAGCGACAGCCCGGTTGAGGCCGCGCTGTTGGTGATGGCCGTGGGCGTGAACTGGCCGCCGCTTCCGCCCAGGTTGTTTCCCGTGCCCGTCTGCAACGGCACCAGCTCGCCGCCGGTGGAATTGGCGTGGGTGTGGGTGGGATCGGTGAGCGTGATCCCCGTCGCATTGCTCGACAGGCCGTGGCTGTGCCCGGCATCGGTGTGCACGTGACCGCTGTCGGTGGCCGAGTGGCTGTGCGCCGGCAGTTCGGGGACGGTCAGGGCGTGGCCGCCCGTCGAGCCGGCCAGGGTCGCCGAGCCGCCGAGGCCGCCAAGCGCGGTCGCCCCCGCTCCGGCGGGGAACCGGTCCCTCAGGTCAGGCACGTTGAAGGTGCTGGCTCCGTCGCCCGGGCCGAACGTCGTGTGGATCACGTCGAACAGGCCGGCGAAGGCGGTGCGGCTCACCGCCGTCCCGTCGCACATCAGAAAGCCGTCCGGCGCGCTCGAGCCCGCATAGGGCATGACCGCTCCCGCCGGCACGATCTGGCGCAGGAACGAGTCGATCAGGTCCAGGTCGCGGTTCAGCAGGTCGCCCCACGCGCTGCTGTCGCCGCCGACAGTGGGTTTGGTCAGGCCCGCATAGGGGGTCGTCAGATCGGACATCAGGAATCCCCGGTGATGGCGTTGAAGGCGCGGCCGGAAGGCTGCAGGCCTGGGTCGAGGCGGAGGGTCCGGTCGTAGGAGGTGCGCATCGCCTCCTGGATGTCGCCCAGCACGCGCTCGAACTGCGCCTGGAAGGCCGCCGCGCGGTCGTCGTTCTTGGCGTAGGCGGCGCCGGCGGCCAGGGCGCCGTAGAGGTAGGCGTCCGGGTGGCCCTCAAGGATCCAGTTGGTCGGATTGACGTCGGACAGCGGCGCGATGCCGGCCTGCAGCTCCACCACCGCGCTGTAGGCCCGGTCGGGGATCGGCCAGACCTCGATCTGCGCGCCGACCACCGCGAACTCACGCGGCGCGCCCGCCAGCCCGCGGGACGCGGCCTTGCGCTCGGCCATCTGCTCGGGCGTCGCCTCGCGCAGGACGCGGCCCGACCCTGAGGTCAGGCGTAAGCTCCTCACCATGCGGAGGCCCGCGGGCGCGGCGATGAATTCGGCGTCGATGGTGAGGCTCTGCTCCCCGAGTTGCAGCGCCGTGCGCAGCACCCGGTCCATCTCCCGCTCGGCCAGCATGATGAAGTCCGGCGCCATCCCCGCCAGGTCGGCGCGGCGCAGCCAGTTCGGCACGGCGGCCACAAGGTCGCTGTAGGTGGCGATGGTCATGGAGGATCCAGTGAATGGTTAGCCCTCCCCCTCGATGGGGGAGGGTTGGGTGGGGGTGCATGCAGTCGATCGAAGGAAGGGCGTGGGAGGCTGCACCGCCTCCATCGCCTGCTCGGAAGCCGACTGCCCGCACCCCCATCCCGGCCTTCCCCCATCGAGGGGGAAGGAGAACGCTAGAGAAGGTGACTGGACGGACCCCTACGCCGTCACCCGGCACGCCAGTTGCGGGCGGATCGTCTGGTATCCGTAGAGCACGTCGATCCGGCAGGGGAAGGCGTCGTTGTTGATGTCGTACGCCCGCACGATGCGCATGGAGACGCCGTCGTAGACCTCGCGGGCGGCGAAATCGACGCCCTTGGGCATCACCAGGTCGGCCGTGGCGAAGGCGAAGGCGTCGCGGTGGAACGCCAGCTCCTGCTCGTAGGCGCCGTTGGCCGCGCCGACGACGGTGATCGCCGCCGAATCCGCCGGCGAACCCGCCACGTTCTGGGACGCACCCGAAGTCACGATCGCCGGGCTGATGCTCAGCGAGCCCGTCGTGCCGCCCATGGTCGCGTCGGCCGCCACCGTGAACTGCTGCAGCCGGCCCGTCGCCGCCTTGGTCTCCGGGTGCACCTCGAACACACCCGCGACGGTGAACACCGTGCCGTGCAGGAAGCTGTTGCCCCCGGCCACGCCCTTGATGTTCAGCGTCCCGCCGGTCTGGCCCGCCCCGTTCACCTGCACGCCCGCCACGGTGTTGCCGTTGGTATGGGTCGGCACGAGCGGGTTCTCGTACCAGTCAAAGCCGGCGGTGCGGCCCATCGAGCCTTCGCGGTACTGCTCGCGGATCGCCGAGGAGTCCTGGAACAGGCCCTTCAGCGCGTCGACGATGGTGGCCGTGGCCAGCGGCGACAGGTGCGCCGTGCGGTTGGCGTCCATCGGCGCCAGGCTGTTGTTCAGCCGGGCCCGCGCCTGCAGGTAGGTCAGCAGCGTGTTCGGCGTGGTCCCGGGCGTGCCCACCTGCTGGTGGACGTCCTTGTGCATGCTCACCGCGTCGGCCTCGAGCGAGGCCGCCAGCACGGCCATGGCCGGCTCCAGGATGCGGCTCGAGAAGTCGTCCAGGCTCATGGTCAGGTCGACCGACGAGAAGTTCATGTCGACACCCTTCTGGGTGCCGACCTGCAGCGAGACGCTCTGCTCGTTGACGTTCTGCGGCGCCAACGTCGCGCCCGAGCGCACGGTGAACTGGTTGGGCAGGCGGATCTTCAGGGTGTCGCCGATCTTGGCGCCCGACTTGGCGAAGCTGTCGTCGTACTGGCGGTTGATGGCGCCGATGAAGGTCAGCTTGTTGTGCAGGACACGCAGGGCTTCCCGGGTGATCTGCTGCGGAGTGAGGAGCGAATTGGTCATCGATTATGGGCCTTTGAGCGGAGTTGACCGCGGCGGTGCTTCATCCAGTCGTCGGTCGACATGCGGTTGGGATCGGTAGGGGCCCCGCCGGTTCCGCCCACCTCGATCGCGGGGCGGACGGCTTGGGCCTTCGCCAGCCGCTGGGCGGCCGACGCCTGCTGCTGGGCCTCGTGGCCGAGGCGCGCGTGGTGCAGGATCTTCACCAGCCGGGGGTCGCTGAGCTCGTCGAGTTCCTCAGGCGTGATCCCCTGGCCGGCGGCGTACTGCGCCAGCTTGCCGGCCAGTTCGGGCGACCAGCCGTCGATCTCGCGCCCGAGCGCCGCATGGCCCTGCTCGACCTGCCTGGCGCGTTCGCGCTGCCGGTCGAAGGCGTCCGCGGCCTCCTGGCGCTGAAGCCGGCCCGCGGCGATCTCGTGGGCCTGCCTCAGTTGGAAGAGTTGGTGCAGCAGCGCCTGGGCCTGGGCCGGATCCTGTTGCTGCAGGGCCGGCCAGTTCAGCTGCGACAGCTGGTCGATGTGGTCGCCGAGCAGCGCCACCCGCCCGTGCTCCCGCACGTTCCGCCCGACCCGCGCCGCCGCGGCCCCCAGCGCTTCCCGCGCCCCCTCCAGCGCCTGGCGATGCTGCGCCAACGCCTGGGTCTTGCGGGTGTAGTCCGCCTGCCGCATCAGCGCGCCCTTCAGCGCGTGGGGCACGGCATAGCTCCGCCCCTCGTACTCCACCTCCACAGGCTCGTCGGGATCGGGCTCGGCGGCCTCGGGCTGGATGTCGTCGGGACGCAGCTCGTCGTCCGCGGCCGCCTCTGCGGCCCCGTCAGGTCTATTCATTCTGTCCTCGGGTTTGGGCTAGGCTCGGTTCAAACGGAGGGGTTCGTGCCCGTACTTGAGATCGTGTTCATTGCCGCCATCGCGTTCATCGCGCTCGTTGCGGCGGTGTCCTCGTTTTTCACGCCGCAATCGGACCTGGCCCACATCAAAGCCGCATACGAAGGCCCCAACGGTCGGGCCGGCGCGGGCATGAGCGTGCTCGCCATCGAGCGCGCCGGCGACGGACGGACCGGTCGTCTCATCAGCTCTCGCGTGTATCGCGTCACCCTCGAGGGGCCGAACGGCGACCGGCTGGAGAAGAAAGTCGGGGTCGAGATCCAGTTGTTCGGACCCGGCAACCTGCACGAACTCCCCTAGCGCTCGACGGAGCCCGCCGCATGTCCAGCCCACCCCGCGTCTGCGGCTCCTGCAGCCTCTGCTGCAAGGTCCTGCCGATCGCCCAGCTGGACAAACCCGCGGGCGTCTGGTGCGCGCACTTCAAGGCCGGCGTGGGCTGCAGCATCCACGGCGCCCATCCTTCCGCCTGCCGCACTTTCCAGTGCCTGTGGCTCAACGTCCCCAGCATGCCCGATCAGCTCAGGCCCGACCGCTGCAAGGTGGTGCTCGGCGTCGAGGATGGTGGCTCCAGCCTCTACGCCTACTGCGATCCGGCCGACCCTGGCGCCTGGCGGCGAAATCCGGTCCACGGCCAGCTCCGTCTCTGGGCCGCCGAGTTCTGGGACAGGGGGCGCACCGTCTGGGCCAAGGTCGGCGACCACGCCTGGCTCATCGCGCCCGACCGCGACATCGACCTCGGCGACATCCGCGGCCCCCGCGTCATCAACTACAAGCCGTCACCCGACGGCTCCATCACCGTCACCATCCTGCCGACCCTCCCTGAGGGCGAGACCTACACGCCCGAGACGGTGCAGGCCGCCCTTGATTCAGGCCAGGGCCGGCGCATCGTCAGCCCCAGCCCCTGAGGAACTGCACCGCATGTCCAGCCCGTCCCGCTCGTGCGGAACCTGCAGCCTCTGCTGCAAGGTCATGGGCATCGACGAACTGGACAAACCTGCCGGCGTCTGGTGCCGGCATTTCAAGGCCGGCGTCGGCTGCGCCATCCACGGCTCGCATCCGCCGACCTGCCAGGCCTTCAAGTGCCTGTGGCTGCTCAGCCCCGCCATGCCCGACCAGGTCCGGCCCGACCGTTGCAAGGTGGTGCTCACCCTGGAAGGCGGCGACTCCACCATCGTCGCCCATGCCGATCCGGGCGACCCCTCAGCCTGGCGGCGCGAGCCGATCCACGGCCAGCTCCGGTGCTGGGCCGCGGCCTACTGGTTCAAGGACCGCACCGTCTGGGCCAAGGTCAACGACCGCACCTGGCTGATCGCGCCAGACCGCGACATCGACCTCGGCGAAGTCGACCCGCACGCGTCGGTCACCTACCAGCAGGCCCCGGACGGGACCATCACCGTGACCGTCGGCGAGGGCCGGCAGGTCGTCAGCCGGCGGCCGTAGCTGGATGACTCGGCCTCGCTATTCAGGTCACAGTCACACAGGGGCATCTGTGAGGGCGCGAATGATAGGACTTCTGGTGACCATGTTTGTGTCTGCCGCGACGATCAAAGTGGCCGACGCGGCTCCGTCTGCGCTCCCGCCCCTGACCGGCAAGGATGCGCCTCCCATCATCAGCACGCGCGTCGGTCGTGGCCCCTACTATCCCTCCAAAGCTCAGGACCTGCACAAGGAGGGCCGATCGGACATCCAGTGCGTGATCTCGGACAAGCACGCGATCACGCAATGCGTCGTCGTCTCGGAAACGCCGCCCAACTGGGGATTCGGCGCTGCCGCGGTGAACTTTTTCACGGGCATGAAAGTCCCGGAAATGACCAAATCCGGCGAGCCGACGGCTGGGCGCGAATACACGATCTACATGAACTTCAAGCTGGACTAGCCCCACCCCTGTTCACCGTCTGCATCCGCTCGGTCTCGGCGCGGTACTGGTCGATGTCGAGCTTGCGGCCCTGGATGGTCTTGTCGGCCTGAAGCGCGGCCAGCTGCTGCTGCAGCGCCTGCACCTGCGGATCCGGCCCGGCGCCCTGCGCGTTCGGCTGCAGCTGCGGCGGCAACAGAGCCTTCAGCCGTTCGGCGATCTCCTCGGCGCCCGGCCAGTCGAGGTTCTTGGCGAGCAGGTCGCCCAGCACCGGCGCCGCTTCCGGGAAGGCCTGGATCAGCTGGATCATCTGGTTGGCGGCTTCCTCGCGCCGGGTGGTGAAGCTCGGCCCGGCCTCCACCGTCAGGTCGTACTTGCCCACCGCGAGGTCGTAGACCGCCAGGTTCGGATCGCCCTGCCCAGCGGGCGCAGGCGACTGGTTCACCGCCACCGTCGACGGCTCCCCGCCCGGCCCCAGCACCCGAAGGATGCGCGGCTCGGAATACACCTTCGGGATCAGGTCGATCAGGATCCGCCCGGCGTGGCGGATCGCGCGCGACAGGTTGTCGACGAAGTGGAAGGTCGAGACGTCGCCCTCCCGCATCCGCGCCAGGATCGCCCGGCCCGAGGTCTCGTTCGAGGCCGCGCCCAGCGAGGCGTCGTAGAGGCCCAGGATCGACTTGATGTCGTCCGAAGCGTTGATCGCCTCCTGCAGCGCCCCGGCCGGAACCCCGCCGAATTCCTGGCGCATCGGCGGGCTCGGCCCGTCGAACTCGATGTAGGCGTGGTTCTCCACATTGGCCGTGGCCCACTTGTCGGCGTCGGTCTTGAACGCGCCCCGCGGCCCGATGAACGGCGCCCGCGGCGCCAGCGCCACCAGTTCGGTGGACGTCGTGCGCCAGTAGTTGAACATCCGCTGCGGGTCCTTGGCGTCGCGCACCAGCGAACGCAGATGCCGCCGACCCTCCAGGTTCACCTCGTCGCCGTAGACCGGCACGATCGGGATGTACCTGCCGGCCCAGTCCACCGTCTCCAGCACCTCGGCGCCGGTCAAAAGGTGCTGCTTGACCTCGTAGCTGAGCGCCTCGCGCGGGCGCCCGATCACGCTCACCCCGGCGGCGTCGAACATCGCCTTGTTGGCGCGGAACACGTCCTCGCCCACCGTCTCGCCGTTCGACAGGGCCAGGATCAGCCGCCTCACCGGCCGCCGGGTCCAGTACTCGGCCGCCATGATCCGGTCGTCGTCGAGCCAGGGCGCGGCTAGGCCCGCATAGCCCAGCGCGTCCCAATCCACCTTGTCGGCGCCCTTGTAGCGGGCCCTGAACCGCTCGCGGTCCATGGAGTCGACCACGAAGGCCAGATTCCAGTCTGCGCTGTCTGCGGCCGTGGAATAGGGGTCGGCGAAGATCGAGAACGGGTTGGCCACCCGCTGGATGACGATGTCCTGGTCGAAGCCGTCGTCGCTCGCATAGCGGGTGTTGATGCGGAAATAACCGAGGCCCGAGGTCACCGCGCTGTCCAGCGCCGTGTCGTAGGCCGTGTCGGCGTCGGACGTGTATTCGATGTTCTTGATCAGGCCGTTGTAGATCTCCGCCACCGCCGGGTCGGCCGCGTCGTCGGCCGGATGCACCTTGATCGCCGGCCGGTTCTGGCGCGCGTCGTTGACCACCTGGCGGATGAAGGCCGGCAGGCGGTTGATGGTCAGGCACGGCCGCGCGTCGAGCTCGCGGCGCTTCCTCACCTCGGCCGGCCACTGCTCGCCCAGGCGCGCGAAGCGGATGTCGTCGAGCGCCGCCGCCCGGTTCTCCGACTCGTTCGCCACGCACAGCTCGAAGGCCTCCTTCGCCTCTTTCAGAAGGTCGTCCACGAAGCCTCCGCGGGCTGAATGATAAGCATTGCGTAGCAATTAGCGGCGCGCAGCGAAGCTGCGGGCTGGGGCGATGGGAACGTCGCTGTCAGGAAACCGAACGCGCCGCCGCTGCGGCCCATCTCTCGGGAATAGGAAAAGA